AAGAATATGTCTTGTTGCTGTATTAGAACTTAATGCAGCTAACTTCTGAACACCAACCAATGCGTTAGGGTCAGGGGTAGAACCATCTCTTGCTTCGTTAAGACCGGTCACCGACCTAATCATATCAATGTAGTGGTTCATATTGGTGATTAACATCTGCGTTTTAGCTGCACCTGAGTTAGATGTCAACTGAGTGATAGGCACTCTTGCATTGTTAAAGTCACCATCTTGAGTATAGCTTCTACCAATTACACTACCTGTTTGGAAGTATAATCTAAGAGCATCCTCAGGATTGTATGCGTTACCCGTACCTAAGTCAATTTCATTTAAGCCATCGGCATCAATGAATACACCATCAGGTACAGTACGAGCAATAACTTGTTGTAGTTTTAAGTGCGTAATTTGAATCAAGTCAGCGAATGGTATCATTCTACGACACAGTGATTCAATAACTCCTTTGTACATACGAGGAGCACAAGCTACATAGTTTGGTAAAGCGTGTTGAGAAGCTGACTTAGGACGAACCATATTTTCAGACATCTTCCATTGTAATAGGATATTAGTTCCCATTACCATAATACCTTCATACCAAACGTCAATTGTTTTCTCAATCTTTTCAAAGTTACCTTCCTCCATCATTTCAGTCGGAGGGTTGAACTTCTCATCTTTCTCAATTACACGAGTACCACCATTCTCAAGGTATTTCTTTTTATAGACAACTTTTTTAGTCGTCTTATAATTGAAATACATAAGAGTGCAAGTGTCTCTATAGAACATATCATTCTCGTAGAACTGCGCTACGTTGTAGTAGTCATACCACGATTGACTGTATTGTGTAATCTCTTGTAAGTCTTCTCTTGTTAATGATTGGTCAATCTTCATTAACTCAGTTATTGGAACTGTTTTAATTTCTCCCCAATAAAAACAATCTTTAAAGAATGGGTCTTCTGTATAGCTGTATACAATGTTAGCAGGGTCTACGTAAGAAATCTTAACGCCTTCTCCTTGTAAGAACTCGTGCTTTGCTACACCAATACCAATAACAGCAATATCATAATCCAATCTCTTTCTGATGTCATCATAATGATTGTCATCAAAGATTGTATTGATTGCAGTCTCTTCAGCTATTTCAATTGCAGGCTTATAATGAAGCTGCATATATAATGATAACTCTTCGTCTGTTTCAGGAAGTTCTTCAGGGTCCATCATAAATGGGTCTACTCCTGTTAACTCTTGAATCTTTGTAAGAACAGGTTTACCTGCCATTTGTGTCTCAAGCATTTCTTGATACTTACTTCTCTTTGATTGAGACATCGCATCTTGCGCATATGCTTTTACTTTAAATAAACGGTCAGACATTCCGTTAACAACAATATCAATAAACTTTGGAAGGATAGGAACAGGAGTCCAATCTAAATTTAGATAAGATAAATCTCCGTCAATCGCTAATTCATTTTTGTATTTAGCAATTGATTGTTCTCCACGTGCATACAATCTAAGTCTACGAAAATCTCTCCATTGACCATAGTATCTACACGAGTTACCATCTTTACGGAACCACTCATATTGGATGGCTTGCCCGACTTGCAAACCAAATGCATCAGTTGCTTTTTCAGCATCAGTTGCCATTTGACTTGGAAATACTGCCGTGTTTATGTTGATTGTTACATTTTTCATCTAATCAATTGACTTGTTGTACCTTCGTTCTTATATTTAGCGAAGTTAATAATTAATTTTGATTCTTTTTTCTCAGAAACATATAGATGCTTTTGGTTAGCCATAATACATAATCCCGAACTAATACAGGCATCAAATTTTGTTCTATCGTTAATATCAAACTTTGCCCAATCCTCAAGCGTTCTTGTGAACGGCATTGTACCCATTTCTTCAGGGTCCCTGTACTTAGCTTCTAAATCAAATCCTATAAACTTCTCAATATACGACTCAATGGCTGCAGCGTGCGCTTGCTTAACATCCTCAGATGAGTTTGGTATACCACCTAACTCCCGCTCAGTCTTCGTTAATTTAGCAAACGGCTTATCCGGTCTATTAATTGAGAACCCTCTGTATCCTCTGTTTTTCAAATGATACAAAAGCCTCGGTTTGTTATTCTCTACTAAGATAGGCATTCCGTAGAAAACACAAGCCATTAATACTTCCTCAAAAAATATTTCTGCTGTTTGTGGACGGGCAATGTACTCCAAGAAAAACTCATTTACGGGAGCATCGTCCATATGGAACTTGGTCATACCGTGCAGTGCACCGTTAGACCCACGTCCTCCAACAACCGCTGATATGTCATAAGAGTCACATCCAAAAGAGCCAAGGTGCTCGTTGCCGGGGTACTTTATCCCATTACGGATGTGTATATTATTCTGCATATGCTTAGGAGGTGCCCAACTTATATTGAACCTACCCCTCGGGTCCGGGGTCCAAATCACCTGCGTATCCTTAATGCCATCCTTCCAAGAAAACATTCCTCGAGTAAGGTAATGCTCTTTAATCATCGAGTCGTTATAGTCAATTTGCTGATATATCTTGGTGAGGTTAAACAAGGCTTGCTTGCTCTCATCACGAAAAGCGTGAGACTCTGTACGTGGGAACTGACGATAAAACTCGTTTAGTGCGTCAGCATCGTTCTTTAACGAATCAACCTCCGCTTCCCAATAGTCAATGGCTCCGTTCTTTATCATCACACCATCCACACCCATTACAGGTTCCTCAGGTTTACGGAACACAGGGTGACCATACTTGTCAATGAATCCCTCCATATTCCACTCCATCGGAATAAATATGGCATATAGACCACTTTTTGTCTGCCCGTTAGCATTACGGACTTTTACATTTGAATCCTCGTAAATATCTTTATAGTTCTGACCCCCTTTGCTTAAAGCATTGGACGTTGACCCCATCATACACTTGCCAATAATCTTACTACCTAAGCGAAGACAGGTTTTAGTTACACGCCAATTCTCTTTGATGTTTACAGGCTTTGTCCATTTTGCGCTCTCGTCATGAGCCAAAAATAGTAGTTTCTCTCCATCGTATGAGTTATCCTCAGTATTCTTCCAATCTATTGACGTATCAAGTCCATCGACATCATTGTCGTCAGTCTCGTACATATTCTTCTTGGTAATCTTTGCTGCCGGTACCCTGTATGCCAACTCAGTCTTTGGCTTGTCCATACCATCCATCACCGGTTTGAAAAAGAACGGAAGGCGGCTATTGATTGGTACAACTTTATCGGTGAACATCTTCTTAGCATCGGCACCCGTCTTAGATAGGATACCTATACGTGCGTCACGTGCGAGCGTACCTATGTTAACGCACTCTGAGGATGACATAAACGAGAACCCCGAACGTCTAATCTTTAGGTATATCATACCAAATGACCTCGGGTCTGCACGACAGGCTTCCCAAAATATCCAATAGATTCTATTGGCTTCACGAAAGTCAGGATAACCAACGTCAATACTTGACCACTGCAAGTACATATAATGCGAACCTGTTATGTAGGTTTTGACCCCGTTGTTCATAAACCAATATCCTTGTTCACGGTAGTCAAACTCCTGCTCTATATAATCGACCCAACGGTCTTTAAAATCTTTTGGCTTTTCGTTCCACTGAAATATGGATTGTATCTTGGCTAACTCACGGGGTAATGGTTGACGCTCCCAATACTGTTCAGCTTTAGCGGAGTGTCTTTGAAGACACTTATCAGGAGCAAGTGGAAGGGCAATGATTAATCCTGCTATCTCTACTATTTGTCCTATCTGTCCGGTCTTTGAAATTACAACAACATCGTATTGGTCGTTATACCCATATAGCCACGACCTCACTCTATTTTTGTTAGAGATAACGGCAGCCGGTATATGATTATCGACTATACGGCATAGACTATTGTTTTGACCTTCTTTCTGCAAATCCTTGTTTTGTATCTGTTTTACTTATTCCTCTTTCAACGGACTCAAGATTTTCTTTCTCCGCTTCTATTCTACTTAGTATCTCAAACGCATCAAAAATGGCTAACTTCTTAGCTGCTGCTGCGTTTTTCATCTTATCGGCAGACACATCTGTATCTGACTCAGTATTAATAATATCCTCCTCAGCCACCTTTACAAGATGGTTGACAGCCTTGTAACCCGCTTCAATAATCCTTAGTTTTATCTCTTTAGTATCTCTCATTACTTAGCTTTTAAAAATACTACCTGAACCAACCTTGCATCTTCACCTTGTCCAAAGTTTTCAAAAATATTCCTCGAGTGCGGAAGAGCCGAACTGAATGCTATCATACGATTGAACTTAGAGTACATTGTAAATATAGGCTTTTCATCATTGTCGTATATTGTTGTACCATCTGCATTTGGTGACTCCTCATTTAGATAGAGAATGCAGGTAAGGTCACCCATCATCTCATCCGTATGGATAAAGTTGGGTTCTTTCTGACCCTCAGGAGACTTTCTAACAAAATTAAATGCTACCTTATAACCATTAAATAGTTCACGGCAGTATACGGCAAACTCATCGTTAGCGTCTCTTGGCTGAATGTTTTTGAAAACGTTGTCACCATCTGCCACGTCTTGAAACCCGTGCAGGTGTATATCTGATACATAGGATATTGGGTCTTTGATAATATTGTCGAATGTGATTAGATTCATAGTTTGATTGTTATTTGATGGTCATACATCCGATATAACTTCTCATCATCTACGGTAAACTCGTATTCACTATCCGGAGAAAAGCAAACCATATCACCTTCTTTGATGCCTTTATCAATCAAATATTGATTGGGGTATTTCATTATACCAACAAGGGGCTCGTTGGTAAATGGCTTCTTGATATAGCTTTGTGTAGTGGGGATAGGCTTGACAAAACAGAATCTATCATAAGCATTCCATTTACCTTCTTGCTTATACATAAAAAACTGCTCCGTCTCTATAAAGAATAGGTCGTCTTTAAAAAAAGACTTGCCACTCTTTTGCCTACCCCGCATATCATTATAAAACTTAAATACGTTGTGGTGCACAAGTAAGGTGTCACCTTGCTTAATGGGTCCTTTATACCCCAATGGAAGTTCAACGACCTCTGCAAATCGGTTGGAGAACTTGTGGTCCTCCTCAGATGTACTGACAATAAGTTCAATACCTCCTATCTCTTTTGTGTTGTCGTATCTCTTTCCATTAACCGGCTTGGCTATGAAATAGAATGGAGACCTCATTAGATGTTGATGTTATATTCAATGGATATAGGAATGGTGGAGTTGAACTCTTTCCAAAGTACAACCTCCGCCTTCTCGTTTATGATGTAAATCTTGATAGATTGCTTCTCTGTATCAAATTTGATAAGGTGTATTTCGTTAGTATCGCCAAGGACTTTCTGCCCTACAAGGTAGTGCATAGCACCTCCTTTATAGTCCGGTCCTATTGATATTTTACGAATATCCATTAGAGTTCCTCCTCTTCTTCCTTAACAAAAGTGATGCCTGTAGTCCAATCTTCAAGAAACGTAAACTTCTCTAATCCATTGGTATTGATAACCTCAATAGGTTTGAAATCAAACTCCTTTTCATTTAAAGCCTCAATGTCTTTGGTTAGCTTCTTTACGCCTTCCTTATTAAATTTATAGTCTCCTTTCTCGTCCATTATTAGAACACCCTTGTCATCAGTTGCAGCATTATCCAAACGTAACTCATCACGTTGCTTGTTGTAGTCTTCGTGGAAAGGCTTAACCTTTTCATACAACTTGAATAATTTTTTTTGAACTTTTGTTTCTTGAGCACCAATAACGTTATTAATCGAGTTGACTAATACATTTAGGTCTTTGTACTTCTTTTTTGTTTGTTCCATTTGATTAAATTTTATTTAATGTAAAAGTAATGAATAATTTTTGAACTATGCAATACTTTCTTCAATAATTGGAGTTGGTTCAGGAGGTACCGGTGGTACATAATCACCTGTAATTACAACATCAATTTGCGTTGCAATCCAATCATATGCATATTGGTTTGTTTGCCAATCGGCATAATCTTGACCTGTCATTGTCAAATTACCTTGAGATAACTGAAATTGAGTTTCGCTTAATAATGCGTAATAAAACGTAGCCATATTACTCAAATTGTCATTAATGCAATAAGCATTTAAAATTGTTGCAGTACCTAAGTTTAGTGGAAATACCACAGGTTCAATTGTTTTCATTTTATTTTGTTTTTAAGTTGTGTATGTTGTTACTAATCCTGAGCCATTAATATAAGCAGCATATCTTGTTCCTGTTCCATTTAATTGCACACAATACCACAAGTTACCACCATTAAATGGATACACCAAACCTGAATCAGCATAGAACGTTGTTACATTAGATACCATACCATTAATATTTGAATAACGGTATGGACCACCTGTAAATGTTGCCAACGCTGCAGCAGATGTTGTAAATCCTGCACCCCCTCCATTAAATAGCCATCCATAAGAAGTTACACAAGCGGCAACTGTTCTAACTTGGTATCCTGTATTTGTGCCATCCCAATTCTCAAAACTAATATAACTGCTACCATATTTAAAGAAAGGACTACCTGTATTATAAGAACTTGCATTCAATTGATTGTATCCGCAAGGGTCTGTATATAATGTTGCTCCTACTGAAAGAGAACTTGAACTTGAGTAAACAGTCAATGCATTAGCACTTGCTCCGCAAGCAAGTCCACTTGAAGAAAATCCATAATAATTTCCTTCTTGCGATTCAAAATAAATAGTATAAGAATATCCAAGTGTAGTGCAAGCCTGAAGGTTTGATTTTACAACCAATTGATTAGAAGCCTTAGCAGCATATGGAGCAAATGATTGATTGATATTTACATAGTAAGCAGCATCAGCCTTTGTAATCTGTTCGTTACTTGTAGGTATAGTTACTTTTTGTGTAAATACACCCGTATTTACCGCATCTTTTAAATTGGTAAATGAAACTGTTTGATTATTTGCAAGTGTACTCCAAGGCATTACGCTTCGTATTTTTGAAGTTTAGATTCTAATTCAGTAACTCTTCTTTTTAATACATCTACTTCATCTTCAATAATTGCAATCTTAGCCGTGTGAACTTGAGTATATGAAAGGCTAAGGAATCCTGCATCGTTCTTGCTTACTGCACTTGGAAGTATTGATTCTAAATCCTGAGCGTAGTAACCTATTTCTTGCCTTCCTTCTTTTAAGTATAATCTTGCTTTAACAGATTCAATACCTAATGCTCTATAATCATCTTTAATAAGTGTTTTAAGTCTACTATCTGAACTTTCAAAGAAAGATACAGCAGTTAATGCTCCTCCATTTGTCAAACTCATTCTATCAGAAAAACCTCCCGAGGTAAGAAAAGTCCAATATAATGTACTTATAGAAGAACCATTATTAACAAACTTCATATCTAACATAGCATTACCACTGCTACCTGCATTATCCGGATTTACTCTAAATGATACTGCAGAAAACGCATTTGTTGTAGATGTTTGATTTACAATTGAAAAGAATCTGCCACCATCTCCGGGGTCACTATTTGCACTCCAAATAGTTGAAGAATTTCCTGCATACGCTATTGTTGTACCAAAAGTAGCTCTTCCTGTTCCTCCTCCTTGAACAAATTGTCCCGTAAAAGTAGTGTTCCCTGCATTTTGCAATGTATATCCATTATCGGTAGTTGTACCAATTAATACGTTTCCTCCATTTGTTATTTGTACAACACTTGAATTTGTTGTATAAGAATAAAAATGATAAGAACCCGTATTGGTTGCTGCTCTTAATCCAATATACCAACTATCTGTACCACCTGTTGCATACTTCCATCCTGCTTCATATGATGCACTTGACCTATTAACTTTTGGATAAACATTTGAATTTACAGCTTGAATGTCAACAATATTATTAGGAGTTGTAGTACCAATACCCACAAATCCATTACTTCTCCAACTCATTACATTTACAAGGTCTGCTGTATCTGTATTTGAAAGTCTTAGGTCTAATTGTACTCTTGTGTTTACCCCATCTGCTTGCCAACGTGACATATCAAAAGCTGATAGACCTGCATATACAACACTACTTGTGCCATCCCTCATTAAAGAAAGCACATTGGTTCTTGAAGCAGTTTGGTCAACACCCACTGAAGTAATGATTGCACCTGTATTAGTGAATGTTTGAGTTGACACATCAGAAACATCCATTCCTGCTTGTAATTTTGCCAAAGGATTTGTACAACCAATTCCAAAATTTCCATTGCTTGCAACTCTTGCTCTTTCGTTTAGATTGCCTCCATTATTACCTCTATTAAGGAATACAATATGACCACCATAGTTGCCATCATTTATTGTGGTAATCAGAGTAGATAATACAGCTGATGGGTTAGCAGTTGATTGCCAACCTATACCTGCACGATAAGAATCCCCTGCTCCGTCTGTAAAATAAGAACCTGTTTCAGCTGAGTAATGCCCTGCTACGTTTAAACGAAAATTATTAATAGTAGCAGTAGCTATACCAAAGTTACCGCTTGAATTTACAACCATATAAGAAGACCAAGAACCACCATTTGGTCTATATCCTAATGTATATGCGTTTACATTAGATGTAGAATTTAAACATCCACCTAAATCAATTGACCAACTTGGCAATGAATTTGCGGCATTATAATTTGATGAAATCATAATACCATTATATCCACTTCCTGCCCCTGCATTTGACCTTATTTCACTATATGAATTATTTTGACTATACAAGGTAATGACAGTATCCCCTGAAGCTGTTGCTCCTAAATAAAACTGTGTTCCTGTTGCTCTTATATTTCCACTAACATCTAATTTTTGAGCAGGAGATGTAGTTCCTATACCCGCTCTACCTAAATAATCAACTACAAAAGCATCTTCATTCCAAACATTATTTGTTGCCCTTGTACTAACTCTAAAATCTCCACCATATCCTGAACCACCACCTGTACCAACTGCCCTAATTTTTGCTCTTGCATTACTGCCTACTGAATAAGATGAATTAAAATAAAAATATTCTTCTGATGCTTCAATTCCTGCATTACCTTGAATTGAAAGTTTATAACTTGGCGAGTTAATACCTATACCAACTGCCCCATCTCCTCTAACAACCATTCTATAACCTGCATTTAGAGAACCAAATATTGCAGCGTAAGTAGTTGAATCATTTGTAGATGCATTAGCAAGTAATGCTGTTGATGAATCTGTAGCACCGTTAGATGAAAAATATCCTTTAGTTGCCGTAACAGTACCATTAAACACCATATTAGTAGTGCCTGTAGGGTTGTGCATTATTCTTGTAGTTGCACTATTTAATAAAGCCCAATCTGCAAATGTGCCTGTACCGGCAATGTTTTGCATTCCCCAAAATCCACTGTTAGATATACTACCATTAGAAACACTAAAACTTGTTGCCGTTACACTACTTGAAAACCTTCCTGTACCATTTACATCAAGTTTGTATCCTGCATCTGTGGTGGTATTAATTAATAAATTGCCATCATTTGTAATGGAAGCAACACTTGTATTAGTAGTGTAAGAATAGAAATGATACGAACCTGTACCATCTGCACTTCTTAAACCTAAGTACCAAGTATCTGTTCCTCCTGTTGATAATTTCCAACCCGCTTCGTAAGCAGCACTTGTTCTGTTTACTTTAGGATAAACGTTACTATTTACTGCTGTAATTTCAAGAATATTAGCAGGGGAGGTTGTACCAATACCGACAAATCCATTACTCCTCCAAGTCATAACATCTACCAAATCTGATGTTTCAAGATTTGACAATCTCAAATCCAATTGTACTTTCGTATATGTATCTCCACCTTGCCAACGTGACATATCAAATGCAGCTAATCCTGCATACACAACTGCATTTGTACCATCTCTCATAAGAGATAATACATTAGTTCTTGCTGCTGTTTGGTCTACACCAACAGATGTTATAATTGCTCCTGTATTAGTAAAAGTTTGAAGATGAATATCTGACATATCCATCCCTGCGTGAAGTTTTGCTAAAGGATTAGTTACGCCAATACCAACATTACCACCATTAGGATTTATTAAAGTTTGTCCATAACCTCCACCTGTAAAAGTTTCAATTACACCTCTTGTCCCATCGTGATTTAATCTTAATAAAGTATTTGCACTTGACCAAATATCAGTAACACCTGCAACTAATAATTTTGTTCCTGATTGTACTGATGATGTACCAACACTAACATTTGTACCATTATCAAATATCTGACTATTACCAATTGCACTACTACTTGTCCATTTAGATACATAGTTAGTAGTACCCGTACCTGTAACAGGATTAGTAATTACACTTTGGTATTGAGGAATATTTAAAGTATTCCCTACCAATGTTGCTGCACCTGAAGTCCCGGTAGTAGTAAGTGTAATAATAGACTGCTTATTATTAAATGTATTCCAATCAGTACTTGACAAGAATCCGTTACTTGCACTTCCTGCCTGTGTAATGCTTATTGCACCTGTACTGCTATTATACTGTATAGGAGCAACACCACTAAGAGATGCTAATGTAATATAGTTAGCACCATTTGTAATTTGATTATTATTAGTCGGTATAGTGATTACACCTGTAGTGCTATTATAAGCACCACTGCCTGCAGTAAAACTTAATGCTGCACGTGCTCTGCTATTTAAGAAGTATTGGTTAGTTGCTCCTTCAGGAATATTGTCAGTTGTTAAACTAACAGCACCTGTCTGTCCGTTCACGCTTACTACAGCGTCAGTATTATCTACCTGCTGCCACGCTGTTCCGTCAAATATCGCCCAATCACCTACGAACCAATCTGTGATTCCATCAAGGTTTGTAGTACCTGCTACATTTACAATGTAATAGTAACCTCTTGTACCAACACCACTTGCTAATGCAGGTGTGTTAGTTGCAGCGTTCCAAGTACCTTGATAGATTGTACTACCAATTAAACCGTTGATTTGGTTCTGTACTTTACCAAACGCTGTAAGAATGCTATCAGAAGCACTAATTGAACCACCGGTAATATTAACACCGGTAAGAACCTTTCCTGTTACTGAAGCATTATTTAAAGTAACTGAAGCAGCACCCGGACCCGTTGCCGTAGCCTCACCCGTAAGTGAAGTAATATAATTTCCTGCTGCTTGCTTATTATTGAAAGTGGTCCAATCAGTTGAACTTAAATATCCATTCTGACTACCACTTGCTTGTTGAATTGTAATGTTTGGAGTAGACCCACCGCTTGATGCTAATGGACTACTTGCTGTAACGCTACCTACTTTAGTATTGAAAGTTGACCAATCGGCAGCACTTAATGCTCCACGATTAGCAGCACTCGCTGTAGGTACATTTAATGTAATTACAGGAGTAGTTGTACCATTAGCTACGCTTGAACTTAAATCAATTCCACTTGTACCCAATGTCAATGCAGCTACTGAAGTAACCGTACCAACACTCCAACTTCTATCCGCACTCAAATCATATTGAGTACCATTGATAGAAAGTAATCTTGATGTCGGAACATAACTACCTGCCGGTTGCTTATTATTGAATGTATTCCAATCTGTAGAAGAAAGGTATCCATCAGTAGTTGAATTTGATTGGCTTATGCTAAACGCACCTGTTGTATTGTTATAAGATAATGGAGCAGATGCACTTAAAGACCCTAAGGTAATAAATGCAGCACCATTAGTTAATTGATTCGTGTTTGTAGGAATAGTAATAACACCTGTGGTGCTATTGTACGCTCCTGAACCCGGAGTAAAACTCAAAGCTGCTCTTGCTCTACTATCTAAATAGTAAAGATTTGTTCCTTCAGCAATGTTTGTTGTTGTACCTGCAACCTTAGTCCATAAGTTTGTTGAGGTCTTGTATTGTAGAATGTCATTATTGTCAGGATTCTGAGCAGCCACATTGTGCAACTCATCCATCTCATACCCATTTTGAATCATAACCTCAACAACACCTTGAGTAGGATGTGCTCTTACAACAATAGCTATATACACTAAGTGATTAGGTGCATATTGTTTAGTTGGTGTCCAAGCACCTGCTGTTGTAGAACTTAAATAAAGTTGTTGACCCGGAGTATAATCTCTTGTATCTAAATCACCCAATCTACCTGCTACTACTACATACCCATTGTTCATATTGGTGATGTCAGTTCTAACAACACCATATGTCTGAGCAGATGTAGCATCGCCTGTAGCTATTGCCTTAGTGATTGTAGGTAAATTACCTTGACCACCATTGATATAAACAACAGTACCCTTTGTTAATGTA